GTTTTTTTTATGAAGCAAAAGAAGTCACTTGTCCATCAGATAAGGGATCTATCAAAACGGTTCCGATACAAAAATAACAATTTCACAATCAATTGTACAACTTATTAGTTTTAGATAAATTTAAATAGTGTAATATTATATACAATAATGTTACGGTTATCAAAATTTTTACACGGTGAAACCGGAAGAATATTAATGTCAATCATTTTAGGGTTGGGTTTAGCATCTTTATTTAGAAAAGTATGCAAAGGTCGTAACTGTATTATTCAAAAAGCACCCCCTCTAGATGAAATTGATGGGCAGACATACAAGTTCCAAGATAAATGTTACACGTACAATACAAAGTCTATAAAATGTGATAAAAATATGAAATTTGTTGAAATGGACGACGACGATAAAAAATAATTCTTGTTTGCGTAAATAATATTATTATAATAATCAAAATATATTATAATTATGTCTTCAGATACAACGAGTATTATGGATTTACCAACTGATCCAACTGGGGGAGGAAGTATTGGTGGAAACGTATCTCTTTCAATCAATGAAACAAATCAAGTGATTTCAGGCGGCGGAAATGTAGGGGGGCAAGGACAAGGAGTTTCTTTAGATCAATCAACTATTAATCAAATCGTAAATGGCTTGCAACAAGCAAGTTCGGCCGGTTTAACACAGTTACAGTCAAGAGATATTCCAAGAAACACCGAAAACATAATACAAGACCCACAAATACAAGTAAATTATATTCCTCCAAACAGAGAAACCGATGATTATATTGGTGACTATGAAGACAACGACGAAATTATATCAAAATATAACAGACGTGTTGACCAAGACAGTAGCTTAGACCAACTATACGATGAAATACAAGTTCCTCTGTTAATTTGTATATTGTACTTTTTATTTCAACTACCGATTTTCCGCCGTTTATTATTCAAATACTTTCCGGTGTTGTTTTTCAAAGACGGAAACATAAACATATATGGATACTTATTCACTAGTATTTTATTCGGAACCCTTTACTATTTTATATCAAAAGTAACGACTCATTTTAGCACGTTTTAACCCAACCTCATTTTCTCTCTTTGTATTGAAATTCAAAAGTAAAATTAACCCCGAAATATAAGATGCGTATCATTTATAGTATATTTATTTAAACTATAAATAATACACAAACAACCTAGTAAATCAAATGTTAGAATCATATATTTCCAAATTAATTGATAATATTCCACTTTCAAAAAAGAATCAAAGAGAGAAAATAGACATTATTCTTGACGGGGGATTATTCAACGGAAGTTATTTAATCGGCGCGCTTTATTTTTTGAGAGAAATGGAAAAAGTCGGTTACGTAGAAGTAGATAAATTATCCGGGTGCAGTATTGGTTCTCTCGCGTGTGTCTTGTATACTGCCGATTTGTTGGATTTAACAAACGAAATATACAATATGGCGATTGACCAGTTCAAGAAAACAACCCATTTAGAAGTAGTGGATGACATTCTCTCCAAAATACGCAAAAAGTTGCCGCGGGATATTTGTGAGAGAATGAATGGTCGGGTTTTTATTACCTACTACGATTTAAAAAAAGGGAAGAAAATAGTCAAGTCCAAATACAAAAACAAGAAAGAAATTATGGATGTAGTGAAACGTTCTTGTTTTGTTCCTTACTTGATTGATGGTAACTATATGCACAAAGAGAGATATGTGGACGGTATTTTTCCTTATATTTTGCCCAAAGAAGAAGGGAAACGAATTCTTTATTTAGACCTCTTGGGCTACGACAAAATAACTCATATTATATCCGTAAAAAATGAAAAAACGAATTTTCACCGCGTTCTCTCTGGAGTGTTGGATATTCATTTGTTTTATATCAAACAACAACCAACATTTATGTGTAGTTATGTGAATGAATGGTCCTTCATAAGACAAGTCTATCATTTTATAATCAAAAAAATAGTAGAACTCTTGTTATTTCACATTATGTATCTTTGTTATTTGGTTTATAATTTTGCGTTAACGAGAGAAATATTGGAAAATTTGAAAAGAAATTCGTTTGTTCAAATTATCCGAGGTTTTCTTAGAAAAATGAATGAACAGTTTTTGAGATATTTTTGTATGTAATATATATATAATATGTATGACTATTATTTTTATTTCAATAAAGAAGAAAATGCAAAATATGTTGATTTATTTCACACGATAGGTTGTAGCGAAGGAAATAAAGTTGAACTGTTGCGACAAGTAAGGAATAATAATAAATTTTGTAGAAACGGCAAGGGAATGGACTACGATTTTTTTATCCAGTCTCTGGAAAATAAAGATATCGTTATATACATAACTCAAACAGATAATGAAAATATATTAGGGGCTTGTTCTTTATCTGTTATTACTTATTCAGACATTCCTTACATAACTATTTACAGTATATGCGTTCCTCAAAACGAAGACTTGAGAGGTATTGGAAGTTTATTACTAACAAAAGTAAAACGATTTGCAGAATTATCGGGTGTGAAAAAAATATCACTTTACGCGAATAAATCAGTAGAAGAATTTTATATAAAAAATGGTTTCATAAATTCTGGTGAGGTTAGTGGTATGACTTATACTTTGGAAGGAGGAAGAAAAAGAAAAACAACGAAGAGAAAAAAATCAAACAAGAAAAGGAAAACATCCAAGAGAAGAAAATCTCCAAGGGTCTAAAAGAAGTATCCTTTCCTCCTCTTTGTTTTATTTTTTCCAGAGTGTTTTTTCTTTGTTTTTGTAACGGACAAGTCTTCTATTTTTTGCTTTATCTGTTTTTTATCTCCGGGGCGATACGTCAAGAACCATTCATCGTATTCCAAAGTGCCTCGTTTTTCTCTCAGTTCTTTGAATTTTGCTGCCTTTTCAGCGCGCATTTCTTCAACCGTTTCTTGATGCCCGTAACAGTCAATACTGAACCTTTTGAGTAACCCTTTTTGCTCCAACCTATTTTTTTGTTGAACTTCAAACAAGTATTTCGCCATACATAGTATACGATTAGTGTCGTAGTAACTACGGTCGGCGTATAAAAAAGCCAAATAGTAACTCAACATTGTGTCAATCGTTGCAATTTTAATATCTTCTCCGTCTACTTGAATCACGTTGTAACTATGACACGCAATAGGTTTGTATATAAATGCAATCGTATCCCCGCCAACCATAATTTGATAATTTTCTGGAATCACTTCGCCAAGTGGTTTATTTTTCACAAATTTCGCATTTTTTACTTTTACATCTTTGAGTCGTTCAATGACAATTTCAGCTGTTGTTTTAGGGTCGTCTGAGATAACATCAAAATCGGGAATTTTTTTCACTTTGTGATAAATGTCTTTTGGCATATACTTGGCGTACATTGAGATGGCATAACCGCCAAAAAAGACGACGGATTGATTTACTAGAGTGTGTTTGACATTTTCATAAATAGCATTACCGAATTCCTCGTTTTTAGTAAGTTTTCTTTGGAAATTAACGTGTGCACATTGTGCAGAATCTAACGGATAGTTTTTATTCAACAGAGTCAAACGTTTCAACACTTTTTCCCAACGAGAAGTGTCTCCAGCGGGACGACTTAATTCCAAATACATTCCCATTCTTAAATAATTGGGAGGTGCATATAAAATACCGGCGACTTGGATACTGTCTTTTTTAAGAGTATAAAAAAGTTCCTTGGGAATACTGGTGATGTCGGCAATACCGATGAAGTTCACGAAAACTTTATAAGTTCCAAAATGTTGACCGGCTTTTGCTTCCACTTCAGAAAATCCGGCATCCACATAAATATCTGCTAAATCTTTGGCGTCTTTCAAAGCATTTGGACTAAAAAAGTCATAGTCGGGGATTTCAATATCCTTGTTGTAAAACTGGTCTTTTTTTGGAAGAATATTATTGATAGCAGTACCGCCATAACAAATTAAAGATTTTTTCTTTATAAAATTTTCAACAATCGTAAGCATTTTTGTTATTTCTGGCGAGTTGACTGCGTTTTTTCCGATGACTTCTTCTGCTTTATCAACAGCAGAACGTAAAATAACTAACTCACATTCTTGAAATGACATTTTTTTATCGCACAAGTCTTTCATTTGAATAAATATATTATCTAAAATATAGTGAGATAATATCTTTTCTGTAATTTTACATTTTTTATAGTTTAGAACAAGGTGTCTGGATTATACTTTTTTCCAAGAACAAATGTTGTTTTTGTTTGGTTTAGATATATATTTTTCCCCATCGTTACCAACCATTTTTTTATTACAGTTTTCATTTGCTGGATATGGGGGTGATTTCCGATTTTTATATTTTTTTAACGTTTTACTGTGTTGATTTACTGCATTTCTACCAGAAACACTTTTAAGTTTGTCAGTCATATCCTTACGTTGTTTTTTTGTTAGTGCTAAAGGATTTGTTTTAGTTTTTAACGCATATTTCAGATTACGTATCCAACTTGTTTTACATGTTCCATTACAACTTCCAGTCCCTATTTTTGATAATAATTTCATAGCTCCATTATAACTACGAATAAATGGCATATGTAATATATCAATATTATATATTTCGGAGGTTCAAGTTATCAGTTGTCTAAAATACAATGTCTACTTTATACCTTGAAATCATAGTAATCACTTTTAACCTCTCGTGTTTGGTAACTAACAGCCGGATCTTGTGGTGTTGCTTTAGGTATAGTGACTGGAATATAACGCAATCTTTCTGGTTTCAATACAAAAGCATAGCCATTATCGTTGAAGAATTTTTCGTCTTCTTGTAAATTAACATCATAATTTTGGTAACGCATAGCGGTCATTTGACTTCCGGTTTCTCTTGCTACTACAGCACTTGGAGTGGGGGGCGATGTTCCTTTATCCGGCATACAAATAGTCATATTTTTTTTGTTAAAATTTTGC